GCATCTGTACATATGACAAGATGGCTCAAAACATCCCCATTGCATCTGCTATGAATGCCATTCATACGATTGCTTCACGCGCACCATTCCATGTTGAATCTTACGACCAAACAGACACCCATCGTAAACGTGCATTATTCTTTGAACAGTGCATGAACGATATGGAAGGTAGTTGGTACGACTTTGTTCGTGAAGCAATGTCAATGACCAAGTATGGTTTTAGTGTTCATGAGAAAGTGTTTCGCTATCGCTCAAAAGATCGTGGCAGCAAATACAATGACATGAAGGTTGGTATTAAGAAATTACCAATTCGCTCACAAACCAGCATTTACAAATGGCCTGACCTAGAGCGTAATATCGATGGGGTTGTTGTACAAAGCGTTAGTCATAACGACGGCACAAAGACGACAAGTCACTACATCAACCTTCCATACCAAAAGCTCCTTCACTTTCGTGTCGATCCTTACAAAGGAAATCCTGAAGGGACAAGCCCACTAGCAGCATGTTATCAATCATGGCGTATGCTAATGAAGTTGCTAGATACAGAGTTAATGGCTGTTGGTAAGAACTTGAATGGTATTCCTCACTTCAGCCTTCCTGCTAAATATATGTCTGATGATGCTTCAGAAGATGAGAAGTCTGTATATGATGCAACCAAGCTGATTGGTAGTCATATTAACAATGGCGAGCAAGCCTACTTAGTTACACCAAGCGATAAAGATGACAATGGTAATGCTTATTTTGATTTCAAAGTAGTTACTAGCACATCAAGCAACATCAGTTCTGTAAGTCCAATCATCCAACGATACACAAACGAAATCCTACAGTGTCTATTTGCTGATGTATTGCAGATGGGTAGCGTGAAGGGTGGTAATTACAATGTTGTTGATAGTAAGGCCACACTACTTGAATTGGTTGTAGAAGCTCGTTTGCGTGAATTCTGTGATGTTATCAACAACAATCTAATCCCTGAATTATGGCGATTAAATGATTGGGATGACACAAAGATTCCAAAGCTCACATTTGGTGAATTGTCACGCCCTGATTTAGAAGTTTGGGCTAAGGCTATGCAGCAATTATCTGCTACCAATAACATTGCCAAAACGCCACGAAACATTAACTACATTGCTGAAATGATGAATCTCCCTGATCGTGTATCAGAGGATTTAACTAAGCAAGAGCTTGATGATGTGTTGGGTGTAGAAGATAAGATGCAGAGCAGATCAGGAGACGGACTCGCCAAAGGTAGTTCAAACGGTACGTCTGACAATGTTGCCACACAAGATAATTCAGCAAACAACTTGAGTAATAAATAATGGCACATGAATTATTGCGCTTGACGCAACGGTTATGCAATAAGCCACAGTTAATTAACCCTAAGAGCCTTGGTGCTGTTATGTCCTATTTAGATGGGCGTAACAGTGGTGTGAGTATGCACCTAGATGTGCCTTCCGTTAATGAGCAGCAACCTGCACCAATTCAAATGAATGGTAAAGTTGGTATGTTATCTATTGATGGCGCACTAACAAACATCAAATATGAAGGTATTTGTGGTGAAGAAGGTTGTTCATATGAAGGACTTGTTGAACAAACAAAAGAGTTAGTTGCTGAAGGTGTTTCTACCATCATCCTAGATATTGACAGTGGGGGTGGTGAAGCCTATGGATGCTTTGAAGCTGCTAATGAAGTACGTCAATTATGCACTACTAATGGCATTCGTATTCTCGCCTATGTTGATGGAATGGCATGTTCAGCAGCTTACGCTTGGGCATCTATTGCAGATGAACTCATTGTTAATCCTATGGCAGATGTCGGTAGTATTGGTGTTGTTGTTCAGCTAATGAATACGATGCGATACGAAAAAGAGATTGGCTTAGATCGTACATTTGTTTATGCAGGCGACAGCAAAATCCCATTTGATGCAGACGGTAAATTTACAGAAGGCTTTATTGCAGACATTCAACAAAGTGTAGATTTCTTCTACGAGGAATTCACGTCATTTGTTGCATCAAACCGTAATCTATCCGTACAGCAAGTCAAAGACACACAAGCAAAAGTGTACCTACCCACAGAAGCATTGTCACTAGGCTTAGTTGACAAAGTAATGACCAAACAGGAATTTATCAACTATGCCTTTAGCTAGTTTATTTTCAAGTAAAAAACCACAGGAGGCTAAAATGCCTGATGAACAGGCTACACAGCCTAACCCTCAACTTGAGGAGCTTGTTGCACAACTTGCTAATCAAGAACAAGCAGCTACAGAGCTTGCAACGCAACTAGCAGCAGCTACATTGCGAGCAGAACAAGCTGAAGCTGCACTAGCAACCTATCAAGCTGACGCTAAAGCAGCATCTCGCAAAGCCGCATTATCAGCCGTTGTTTCGGATGAGAAAGTTGCAGAGATGTACACCTCAACGGCAACGCTAGATGACACCTCATTCCAATCTATTGTTGCAGCCCTATCCACCACTGTCACTGCTAAAGAATTAGCGTTTGAAGAAGTTGGTAAGGTGGCAGCAGATGAACCCGCAAAAGATTTCACAACTCAGATGATGGCTCTAACTGCCAACGCAATCAACAAAGGTAAAAAATAATGGCTTTACTTCTAACTCGTGACAACATCCGTCTCGGTAACATCGTACAAACTGAATCTGGTACAGAAATTGGCTACTGCCGTAAGTCTGTAGTTGTCCGTGAAGCTGCTGCAACAACCTATAAGTTAGGTGAAGTGTTGGGTAAGGTCACTGCAACTGGTAAGTATGTACGTCTTGCTCCTGCTGCTTCTGATGGCAGTCAGAACTTCGCTGGTGTTTTTATTGGCTCTGATGAGTCATTCGATCCAGACAATTTGGTTGTTCCTGCTACCACTGACAAAACTGCTGTTGTCCTCTACCGTGGTCGTGCTGGCTTGTTCAAGCAAATGCTTCGCTGGCCTGTAGGTATCACCCAACCACAAAAAGATGCAGCTTATGTCCAAATGGATGCTGCTGGCTTCAAACTAATCTAATCAACAGGAATAAATAAATAATGGCTATTACACGTCAACTTGCCAACGGTCAACGCCTGATTGATTGGACTGATGAAATCAAAAACGTAGCTCCACAGTTTGGTGCTATTGGTGCGCAAAACCTGTTTGACATGCGCCCAACCTCACAATCGGCAATTCAGTTTGAAATCTCTGATGACACTATCACCCTGCTGAATGAAACCAGCAAGCGTGAGCGTAACGTCACCAAGAACAAGCCTGTATCAAGCAAGATCATTGCATTACCACTTCCTTTCTTCGCCAACAGTGACTATATCACTTTTGAAGATTTGGATGGCTATGTGCAAGCTGGTACAGAAATGACTCCAGAAACAGCAGCCCATTTGCGTATGTTGAAGATTGAAAAGCAACGTCTGCGCTATGACCAAACTGCTGAATACATGAAGCTCAGTGCAATCAAGGGTGTGACTGTCACCCCTAATGGTCGTGTATTGGCTGACATGTTCGCTGAAACTGGTATCTCGCAAACCGTTATCAACTGGCAGTTGTCTGATCCCAACTTGAACGTCTTGCAAAAGATTGCTGAGTTGAAATCCACCCTGTCGAAAGCCAACAAGCGTGGTACTGCAATTCAAGGCTTTGATGTGTATGTTGGTACTGCATTCTTCTTTGCATTGGTCAACCATCCATCGGTAGTTGCTGCTTACAACAACAGCAATAACATGAACAACAACCGCTACTACATCGAAGGCACTACTTCGTTTGCACAGTTTGGCGTGAACAACGTGTTTGAGTTTGGTGGTGTACGCTTCCTCACTTATGACGCAACCTTCAACATCGAAGATGCTAACGGCGTTGTAACCACCGTTGATGCAATTGACACCAACTTGGGCCACACTGTACTGCGTTCAAATGGCTTGTTCAAAGGTGTCTATGGTACTAGCAACAAACTGTCGATGGCTAACATGTCTGGTAGCCCTGTGTACATGTATGAGTGGCAAGATCAACGTGATGAAAGCATTGAACTCGAAATGCAATTCAGTCACTTGTACTACACCACCCAACCAGAAACTCTGATCAAACTAACCAAGTCGTAAGACTTACAACATTAGGCTCGTTAATAGCGGGCCTTTTGTTTCTTTAAAAAGCATTTATTTAGAATGTTTTCCAAAGAAACAACAAGGAATCATAATGTACACTGGCGATCCGATTAACAATCCAATTGATGCTTTGCGTCTACAAGTTGGTGATACAGATAACGAAGAATTGTGGCTTACAGATAATGACTACAGTTATTATATACAAGCATATCCAAATAGAATTAGACAGCAAGCTCTAGCAGCGTCACAAGCAATCTTATTCAAGCTGTCTCGTAGAACACGAGAACGTGCTGGTCAGATTGAGGTGTACTCTGGTGATGCTTACAGAAACTACGCAGATGCCCTAATCATGATGGTGAAAGACCCTGCATTCAGTAGTGTAAATCCTATTAGCTATTTTGGTGGAATTATCGCGCAAGATTTTATTGATGCTAAATATAATCCTGATTTAATTCAATCTACTTTTAGCTCAACTGATCTTGATTGTGAGTGTGGAACATGGCGAGACCAGTCAAATTAGATGTAGAAGGACTTACATTTAAAGAGGATTACAGACTGTTTGATAAAATCAAAGCTGATCTTCAATATCTAAATACCATGCACATTGAATACGGGATTATAAACAATGAGCGCTATCCATCTAGTGACCCTCGT